GTTCGTAAGTATCACGATTAGAAAAAACAAACTGTACCTCTTCGCCTAACTCCTGCAACTTCATTAATTTATCACGATTTAACATATAATCACTGCTATTATCTACCACAGTTATATTTATAATCATCGGCTCTTTTCTAACACTATCACTGATATTAAATCCATTTTCAACTCTTTTACTAGGTAAAGACATAGGCAAGCTTCTCGATTTTTCTGATATTACTTCTAATGGTATATCTTGTATATAACTTTGACTATATGTTCCACCTAGCAAGCTAAGTGCCATACTTATAGCTTGTTTAAATAAACTCATTCAAACCTCCTAATATCCAAACCCATATTTGTAATTTTCAATTCCTAATTGTGTTTTTATTTTTTCTATGTCTTGTTTACCAGCATTTCTAATACCTGTTTCTATCATCTTTTCTACCTTTGCTCCATCAGTTGCTTCATTGATAGTAACATTTGTATTATAAGTTGGGGTATTAGTCAATGTTACTTCAGGCTTTATCATTTTTTTAGTTTCTTGAACTGTCTTAGTATTTAGATTTTTAGGCTCTTTAAAAGTAGAAAAATTTTTATTAAAATTCCTTAAATCAATAGCATAATCATCATTTAAAGGAACTCCTTTAACTCCACGATTTACATTTATATAATTTTCAAGTTTAACTTGTTCTTGTATCTTTTTGTTAGCTTCATCAACTAAAAAAGCACTGTGCATATCATCAGTTTTACTCATATTTTGTGTTGCACTGTGAACTTTATTAAAACCAGAGCTTATATTAGAAGTTGTATTATCCCAATTAATATCTTGAAAATCTCCTGTTATAGCTTTATATGTGTTTTTACCAAAGTCTATTGCTAGCCCTCCAGTTGCTCCCCATATCATCTGTAATACTCCTGCACCTGATTTAAGAACATCTATTAAATCACTCAGAACTTTAGTAGTTAAATTAATCTTTTCAATTCCACTATCTGCTCCTTTTATCAGTAAATCAAAAAAGTCAGATACTCCTTTTCTTAAATCTGCAAATCTATAATCAGTCCCTGTTAATTTTAATAATGCATTTATTGCGTCTTCTGTAAAACTTTCTTTACCTTGGAAAGCACCGAATATATCTTCAATAGCGAAAACTAATGCAATAAGTGGAAATTGAGTAGCTAAAGCTACAGCACCTATAATTTTAAAAGCATTTTTTGCACTATCAGGTAAAGCATTAAAGCCTTTTTTAATATCTCTAAATACTCCTAAGAATGTATCAACAAAACTTGCTCCAGCTTTGAAAACTCTATTTACTACATCTTGCAATCCTTCAGCATTATCTGCTACAAACTCCCAAAACTTTGCTCTTGTATCTCTTACAGACATTCCCCAAGTTTCGTATAAATCACCGATTCTATTTTTAGCAGATGTTATTTTCCCCTCTGGAGTCTTCAACATCTCTTTGTTTTGTTCTCCAATACTTCTTCTAACTGCTTCAGTAAGTAAAGCGACTTTTTGTTCTTCTGTTCCAACTTTCAATAATTGCTCTTCTCTTTCAGATAAGATTATTCCACTTCTTTTAAGAGCCATTGTTTGCCCATTCATAGACTTAGCGAACATATTAGCTATACCTTCCATATCTTGCCCTGTTCCATTAAGTCCTTTTTGTTTAACAAGTAAATCTTGCATAGATGGTAATAATTTTTTGATACTGTCTTCTTGCATTCTATAAGTTGCTAATTGCTGAGCTCCTGCAATAGTTACCTCATCTCCTACAACTCCCAAACTTTGCAAACTTGAAGTTAAATCTACTATTGATTTTATTTGTTCGTCTCTAAAGTTTTGAGCTCTTAGAGTATTGTATAATTTAGCTTCTTGCTCTATTTGATAATTACTAGCTTCAACCGCTTTATTATACTGACCAACTAATCCGCTTATAGTAAAGTATCCAATAGCTAACTGTCCTAATGCACTTCCTGTAATACTTTTAAATCTTTGACTTAAATTCATAGATTCTTTTAAATTACTTTTAAAGTCTTTAAAACCTTTTGAATTCAAGTAAGTATCTATACTAAATTTTAAAATACCTGTACTCAACTATTCCACCTCCCTCATTCTAATAATCCTATTTATGTATGTTTCAAGCTTTCTAATTGTGTATTGTTCGGCTTTTTCAAAATCTTTAATGAAATATCCATACATAGTTATCATATTTTCTATACTTTCATAATTATAGTTTAAGTTACATTTTGCGAAATGTATCTACAACTAAACCACAAAAGGCGATATTCTTTACTTGCTCCCACACTTCAAGACCTATTTTTTCTATCTCTTGATATTTAAAATCATCTATATTTTTATTTAACAGTTTCAAAAATGTTTCTCCAGTAAATACAACGTTTTCAAGTCCCGCTATGAATAGTTTTTCCATTGTATAAAGCCCTCTATCATCCAACTTTAACTCTAAGTCTTGGTATTTTATGCTTTCAGGGACTCCAATTATATTTTCTAAACTTTCATTAACACCGCTTGGATATTTCAAAATCTCTTTTGTATAGTCAACTATTCTAGTTCTTCCGATTTCTTTTTCTAGCTTTAATACATAGCTTGCTGGTTGCTCCATAACTGTAACATCATAATTATTTACTCTTATAACTTTCTTTTCCATCTATACCTCCAAAAATAGAGTAGTTAAAAAAACTACCCTATTAAGCCATTTTTAAATTAATACATTGTACTTCCCATTCAGTCCCTTTTGCATCTGTTCCAATTTCAAAAGCTGGTATTTTCTTAAAGAAACCTTTAGCTGAGAAAGCTCCCATTGTTCCATCTAATCCTTTATTAACAAGAGTTACAGGAAAAGTCCCTTTCTCTCCTTCTGTTAATGCTAATTGTTTAAAAGCTAGATTTAAAGGTGAATTTTGTAAGATTTTAAATTTTATAACTGCGTCATAATCATTGTGTTGATTAACACTTCTAGCCCCGTCAACTCCTTTTGTTAAGCTTTTAAAATCTCCATCATACTCTATTGTAATTTTAGTATCATCAGCATAATCATCTACTCTTGTTTTGCCGATTACCAATTCATAATTTTTACTGTTGTAATTATATATATTAGCCATTTATAGCACCTCCTAAACTTCAAAATATAAATCAGCTGACAATTGTCTAATTCCATAAGCATAGAAAACAGTTATTTTGACACCTGTTAAAACTCCGTTTAAAATATCGTTTTTTGGCATTTCTTCAAGTGGTACTATATCAACTATAGTTTTATCCTCAACTAATGCTTTCATTCTTACAAATTGATTACATCTATCTAAAATAATTCCTTTTAATGGGCCAACATTTGCAAATGTAGGTTTTGGAGTAGCTTTTAAATATAGTGTAATATCTTCCTCTAATCTAAATTGTAAAGCCTTTACACAGTGGATAAAATCTATTGGGTCGCCTGTTACAGTTACTCCATTAGCAAGTCCTAATTGACCTTTCATTCTTGCAATATAATTGGCTTTGTTTTTATCTAAAACTCCTTGTTCTGCTCCAATTAGTCCACTTTCAACTGCTCCATTTATTAATTTATTTGCAACTAATACAGAACCTGCAAACTTTGAAATTGCATATCCTGCTACTGCTCCAGCTGTAAATTCTTCATTTTTGTTAAAAAATAATGCTGTTGTATCCTCTGCTATTGCTTTTATCTTAGATTCAGAATTCATTATGTCCTCGTCTTTTTTTACTTCAGCAAATAGCATTTTTTGTCTTGCTCCAATTTCTTTAGATATTAAAGCTATTTTGTCTAAATCTGTTTCATCAGTTACAGTTCCGAACCAATCATTTTTTACATCATCAAAAAGCCCTTTATAATCGTTTCCGACTACTTCCTTACCAAATACTAATACTTGCTTTGCTCCACCGTTAAAACAAGCTTGTAATAGCTTATAAACATCATCTTCAGCAACTACTCCTGTTACATCTTTTATACTTGTAATTAATTGCTCTTGTATTGCTTTTTTAGTACTAAATACTCCTATAATGTTAACTGTTGCTTGGTCGACTGGGCTTGGTTTGTGTGTGTTAAGAAATACTATTTTCTTTTCCGTACCTTGAATAATTCCCATTAGTTACCTCCTTCAATATTGAATTTAACATCTTTTATAATTTCTATCTCTGTTCTTAGTTCTTTAGAAGTTCTTACAGTCAAGTCAAATACATATCTTTCAAGTAAATCACTTGCTGAATAATCTGTAATATCCTTTAACTCTCCAACTTCCTCAATAACTAAGTTTAGTCCATTTAATTTAACCCACCAATTTATCGCTTCTATATTTGTAAAATAATCTCTAATTATTGCTACATCTACGAAACTATCTTTTTTACTCAAAGTAAAAGAAAAACTTATTATATGCTTGTTTATATTTGTTTGTTTAAAAACTCCATATTTCTCAGTGTCTTCTCTATCATTTGTATATCTATGTATAACTTGATTAGAAATAGTCCTTGCAAGAACACGAGGCAATTTTAATTGCCCATTGATTTTGCTTAAATGCTCGAAAGGGACAGTTTGAAATTCATCATTTAATTGTTTTATTTTCTCAAGTAGTAATATTTCTAATTCTAAATTACTCATCTTTCATCAACTCCAAAACAAACTCATTAAAATCAGCATATAACCGAGGTAGTATCTCAACTACTCTATAATTTAATCTTTCAACTGTTATAATATCTCCTAGCTTTAAATCATAGCTTTTTAAGATTTTTCCATTCAATTGATTTAAAACTTTTATTGCTGAGTTAGTATCTGCTGTTGCTACTCTTAAAGTCTTTTTATATATAACCATTTCCCAATGATAGACATTTTCTGTTCCTTCAGGGTTTTTCATATCATATTCAGCTTTGCGTGTAACTTGGTATGTTCTTAACTCATTTTTTGCAAATTGTTTTAATTTGAATTTCATTTTTAAATCTCCTTGACTACGTATTCTAAGCTATTAATCATTGTTCTAGTATCGATTAAAGGCTTGTTTCCACTTCCTTTTTTTTGTCTAGCTTTTATTGTACTTTCTGCAAGTGGTGCATAGCTTCCTTGTTCTATACTCTTTTTGATATACTCAACTACTTGTTTACCTATATCATCAAAACATTTTCTAGCTTCCATTTTTCCTAATGCAACTTGATTTGCATTAAATTTAAATCTGTTCATAATTCTTTGTATATTTGCATCTATTGCACTCCTCCAAAATGGACGAGCAGGATAGTGAACATTAAAGCCCTCGCTCCCGTATTCTAGCCACATCGCTATTAATTCTACCTTTTGCCCGTTAGCTTCTGTATTAGTTTCGCTAAACTGTACGACAAGCTTCCATTTTGCTAATAGATTTAATTGTTTTTCTATATCAGAAAATTTTTCTATACCTTGCACATTTACAGATGTTTTAACTCCAATCATATGTTTTCCTTACATACTTATAAAGAATATTCTTAGCTTGAGCATTTGCAAATATGATATAACCTATACTATTACTAGTATTAGAGTTGTAACTAATAGACATATCACTGATTGACTTACTAGCAATGCCTTTTTCAATATCATTAATGTTGTCATCATCGACATCTTTAACTATTGAATAAGCTTCAAGTATTTGAGCTTTTTTAATCTCGCTAGGTACTTCTTTTTCGTTAATTCTAGGAAATATTAGTTCTTGTGTTTCACTTCTTCCACTATCCCTAATATTTAAACTTTCAATCTTATCTAATGCTTTATATAAGCCTTTAGATAATTCTTGTTCTGATACTTCTTCGTATCTGTTTTTTAAGAATTCTTTAGCTTCATCTAAACTTACATAACCTATCATATAAAACTCCTTTTAAAAGCAGTAAGGGGGCTTTAAACTCCCGTTATGCTTGTGATACTTCTAATTCACATAATAATTTTGTTTTTCCTGTTTCAGTTTCAAGAACATCACAACCGAATAATTGTAGCCCTTTTATATATTCACCGAATGATTTTTCAAATCTTCCTGCTTCAATTTTATTTATTTGCATAGCTAAAGTTAATCCTTGACTAACTCCACCTATACAGTGGTATTTTTTACCTGTTAATTGAATGTTATTAGATTTAAATATTTGGAATCCTCCATAAGTACCTATGTAGTAATTTTGGCTAATTCCAAGAGTGTTTTCTCCTGTAGAAATTGTTGGTAATTCTTTTATTAATTGTCCGTAAACTTCAGGAGATAGAACAAGCCATCTATTTGCAGTTTGAACGTTGTCTTTATCCATTTGTACAGCTAAATTTAATATTAAGTCTGTAACTTTGTTAGTTCCAATTGTTCCTGCAACTTTGTTTTTACATTTTGAGTACAGTTTTGCAAGTTCTGTATCTACAATGTCAGCCATTTCATAAACTGCTTGATTTGTTAGTTGCTCCATAACTCCATCTCTAGCTTGTGCTTTGTCTACATCATCCATTTTTAATCCAAAGTATTTAGCTTTGTTTATTTGAATAGTTTGATATGCTCCTGTGTCCTCTTGAAATGTTATGTCTGCTCCTGTATAGTCAGAAACAGTAACTGCTCCCACCGATAAAATTCTTACTGAACTTCCTTCATTCTCGATTTTTCCTTCATAGTTTCTGTTTGCTAATGCTCCAAAAACTAAATTTTTGTTTAAATTTCTATTTATAATTTCAGTCCAAACCTCAGGTTTAAAGTTTTGATATGCCATATTATCTAGCCTCCTAATCTCTTAATATTTGTTTTAATTCATCATCTGTTAATTTTGCCTTTTCTGCTTCTGACATCTTTAAAAAATCATCATAAGTAACTTTTGAATTTCCATTATTAGTTGGTAATGGTGCAGGTGTCGATGTTACAGTTTTATCTGTAAATAAATCAGGGTATGTATTTTTTAAAGCTTCTATTTGTTCTTTAAATCCTACTATTTCCCCATCTTTGACATCTAATTTACTGTAATCAACTGTATTGACTAGCATAGAACTATACTTTGGCGATATTGCACTAAGTCCAAAGTTTACAGCAGTTTTAATAGTTTCATTTTTAAAGTTATCGAATTCACTTTTTAAAACTATCTCTTTTCCTAAGTCATCAGATGTTATCTTATCTCCTAACTTAGTTTTTAAAAATTTAGTTGCATTATCGTTATATAATTTATCTGACAAGCTTTGATTTTTGCTTATAAACTCCGTTACAGCTTCCACAGTCATTGGTTTTTCTATCTCTTTAACTGTTTCTATCATAAACTTGTTATCAGTTAGCCATTTTTTACCCTCATTACTTTCTAATATTTTCTTTTCTTCATCAGTTATTATTAATTTTCCATCTTTTAATTCCATTTTTTTCTCCTCTCATGCAATTTCTCACACAAAATTTAATTTAATCTAATTGGCTCAGCCCAACATCTACAATTAAAATCTTCTCCTGGTAATTCATCATTGATACTAAATACTAAACCTTCTCGTTCAGCGTGCGATTCTCTTACTCTGTCATCTTTCATAGTATGCCAAACAAAATATTCAATACCGTTCTCAATCATTAAGTCTTTACACTCTTGAGCATATAAATTACCTGTTTCATTCCTAGCTAAATTTTCATTTCTGTTATTAAGCCAAGTTTGGAGTTTATCAATATCAGTATTGGAATAGGTACCATTTTCAATACTTTTAACAATATCTTTAATCTCTTTACTTGATCGATTATTAGCTATATCTTGCTTTAAAGCTTCAAGTGTAGACTTTGGAACTTCGCCATTTTTAAATACTTGTAAATCTCTATTATAATTTTTAATAGTTTCTGTTATCCTTTGTTGCCTTATATCCATTAATTTATCTGATGTTACAGATGTATTATTAAATAAATCATAGTTCTTTTTTATCCAATATTTAGCACCTTCTAAATCTGTTCTTTTTAACTCTTCATCTGTGAGTGTTCTCCAACTCTCAAAAGTAGATAAATTAACCTCTATAGCAACTTTTGTTAATTCTTTTATAATGTTTCTTTTTTCATCATCTGTTAATTCAAATAATGGTAATTGCCCATTATTAATAGCTTTTCTTGCTCTTTTTGTTCTTTTCTTTGTGTAAAATTCAAATATTAATCTTAATTTTTTTTCTTGAGCTATTGGGAACATATATTATTCCTCCTTAACTTCTAGCCCTAAATCTTTCATAATTTCGTTTGATAGTTCTTCTAATTTAACTTGTAACGCTTCTTCTCTAGTAATACTCGCTAATGTATTCATTATGTTAATTAGCTTTTCTTGATACATTACATTAGCTTTAATTTTAGATATCTCTTCATCTATATCTTTTCCTAATATTCCTAGAAATTTAATTGCAGTTTCTAAACTCATTAAATTATTTTGAATTCCTTGTACTACTATCCCTATTTTTTCAGTTAACGATAAACTCAAAATGTCTTGTGCTTCTATTTGTAAATCTATATCTTGTCCTTTAAGTTTTTTATAGCCCCATAGAACGATGTTTTTAATTCCAGTGATACATTTACTCCTTTTGCTTTCTACTGTTGCAATAGTACGCTCTAAACTTCTTCTTTTAGCTTCTCCGCTTGCTATAGAGCCTCCTAAGTCAATTCCAAAAGCTAAGTCATTAACTCCTAATTGCTTATAAATGTCATTTTTAATGTCTTCTT